TATCAACTTGATCTCGTAACTGCACGCCAGCTGCACATAATTTAGGTTGCATTAGCTGAGAAGGAGTTTTGCTTCATCCTCAGTAATACCTAAACGTTCTAGTAATTCAGTTTTTGCTTGAACTTTTGCTTGGGCTTCGGCTTTTCTTGCTTCGCCTTTTTCAATATCTAATTGATGTTGTGCGAGTTCTGCATCTGTTAATTCTCTATCAATAACAGTTCCATCAAGTTCAACAATTCTAATCATTGGTTTTGACATTATTTCACCCCATATATTTCATAAGTTCCAGTTGAATAAGTAACTCCACCTAGTCCAGTAAATGTTACGCTAGTTATTGCGCTAGTATCTCTCCATTGACCATATCCCCATTGAGATTGATGATAAGTATCTCCTGAATTTCTTCCAGCGATCCAAAAATTACAATTTTTATAAGTGGTAGAATTTGCTGGGTCATAAACTGTAAATACTGAAAAATTATCTGCACTTGATGAATTAAGTTGGTCTACATAAAACTCCTGAGCATTGGTTTGCATACTTGTTGCTACAGCCGTTGATGAAGTCTGATACTGAAAAAAGAGTGAATAATTAGTTCCAGCATCACCATTCAATCGCATTGTTGGGAAATAATCAGCACTTGCGGTAACATCTTTAACATATACAACTAATTGTTTGTATCCTGTGGTTGTTATGCTAACAACTGTTGAAGTGCCACTTAAACTGCCACTTGCTAAAGAAGTAAAGCCACCGCCACCAGCAGGAGTTGCCCATTTTAATCCTGTTGCTGTTGAGGAATCAGCCGTAAGAACTGTGTCATTTGCGCCGACTGCTAATCTTGCAAATGTATCTGCACCAGTACCACCAATTAAATCACCTTTAGCATCTATCTCTGTTGCCATAGAGTTTGTAACTGTGACTGTGCCAGAAGTGCCGCCACCTGAAATACCTACGCCAGCGGTTACGCCTTCAATATCACCAGTAGCACCCGATGCAACCCAAGCTGCGCCATCGTAATACCATAAACTGTTAGTGTCTTTAGTAAATGCAAAGTTACCTTCTGCTGGTGCTGTCACAGCTGCATCCCTAGCAGCGTTGCTAGCAAACACCCAGATACCTTGCATTAAGTAGCCATCGACATCGGCTGCGGTCAATACCTCGCCTGTCGTAAAATCCTTAAAGCCTAATCCTGCTGCCATTTTTACTCCTTAGTAACTGAGCACATTATAGTCTAAAGTGCCGTAGATATTGTTATTTAAAATTAGAGCGTCTATTACAGGTTCTAAGGTCGTAAAGACCACTCTAAAGCTGTTGGGTGTAATCACGTTTTGCACGCCAAATATCTGCAAGGTCTTGTCCAGGGTAGATCCACCTGGCTGAGTAGTGACTACTCTTATAGGGTCAAAGAAATCTAAGTTTAGGGCTGCAATAATGCCTGCATTGTAGTTAGGCGTGTATAGGTCTAACTCGATAGAATCGCATCGCACGCTGGTCTCGGCTCTACTAGCTGTATAAGCCTGGGCATAATCTAAGGCTACGGCATCGGTTTGCATTAGCAAGTCTTGAATCTGGTAACTATGGATAAAATACTTATCGATTGAAGGCTGGTTAATAGCAGTCTGTGGCGTGCCACCTGTCCTAGTAACAGTAGATGAGTTGAAGATTAGGGTGTCATCTAGTTTCCAATTAGCGTTAGCGTATGGAATACCTGTGCCATTATCGTTAAAGGTAGTTACTGTGCCACCTATTGAGCCAGCGGTTACAGCTCTATCTTGAAATACAAATTCCCCATTAGCATCTACATATAGTGCCCCATATTCTGACTGGGCTACAGTTTGCAAGGCGCCTAGTGAAGTGCGTAATGTGCCTGGATCATTTTGCAGCGTAGTTAGACCTGCATCAATATCACGCATAGTTGCTGGCCAGTCGATTTGGTCTAGAATTTGATTTACACGTGTGCCACTTAGATCGTTAGCAGTAGCACCTGCCACAGTAGTGATCTGTGCATTGTTGGCTAATCTAAACGCATCTACAGCTTGTATGGTTGTATAGGCTACCTCTGTAGCATCTTTAGGTTGAGTATTAACATAGCTTGTAATAAAGCCTGAAAATATAGGATAAGTGGTAGCACCATAGGTTGCAGTAATCTGCACCTTCTTCATAGGTGTTAAGTCGGGAGCGTAGGGACTTAGTGGGTTAGTTGGGTTAAAATCGCCATTTTGATCTACGATGCGTAAGGTTAATTGGCCTGTTTGAAATTGGTCAAATAAAGCATTACGGCCTCTGGTGGTTTGTATAAAATTGATTTGATTTGATACGTCAACAATGATGGCTGCTGAGTCTTCTAATATGTTTACGTCTAATATGCCAGTATCTAAGATCATCGCCTGGGCAAAGGCTGGCCCAGTAGAGAAGTTAATATAAGCGTTAACTATTGGTACTGTCATTGGAAAGCAATCGAGCCAGCAGGTACTAACGCTCCATTACCAAGTTTAGTAATTTGACCTAAAGCATTTTGTATGTAGATGCTTAGGTCTTGCTCGCTAGTTAATACTGCGCCTGTGTTGACTGTTACCTGTGGCACTACTGTAGGTGCTGCTGCTGCGGCAGCTGTTGTCGCACTAGATGGCATTCCACCTGGCACGGCATATTGACCTGCTTGCGCAAAAAATGCATCAGCCTGTGCCTGTAATCTTGCAGATGAGGCAGCCAAGCCTGCTGCTGCGCCTGCTTCAATTCCCATAGTTTTAAAGTAATTTGTAAGGTTTGTAAAAATTTGATCGTATTTATTAGGTAAAGTATTAAGGGCATTAGCAGCATCGGTAGCAGCAGTGGCTAATAAATCGGTTGCTGTTTTAGCATTTAACTCTGCATTGTATTTCTTAGCCAAAGCCTCATTATTGTCTAGTATTGCTATCTTCGCCTGTATGCGTAGTTTGGTCTCGGCATCTGTAGCCTCAGCCAACGCCTTCATTAAACCTATGCGCTCAACATTAAATTTTTCTTCTAGTTTATCTACCTCGGTCTTAGCCTTCATCTTGTTGATTTCGTCTTGGCGTAATTTGTTAGAAGTCTTTAGCCTAGTAATTTCTTTAACACGCTCTATATCTTTAGTAGCACTAGCGCCTAGTGAATAAGTAAAATTAGATGTGGGTGCAGGTTGAGACAATTCGCCCAACTTTTTTAACATATCAAATAAATTGCCAAACCTTAAAACATCTATTATCTGCTTTATGCCGGGTGCGTTGCGTAGGTCGCTTAAAACGCCAATTAAAGCGCCAACACCAGTAACAACACTTGCAATACTTGTAGCTAATGCATCTATGTCTTTAGTTAAGTTTTCTATGCTTGTATCTTTACCTAATTTGCTTATTGCATCGACTAAACTTTTCCCAATAGTTTCACTTGCATCTGCTGCTGCCACACGCAATAAATCCATTTTGCCTGCATAGGTATCTAGTCGAGCCGTGGCTTGTCCTGCAAATTTTTGATTTAACTCTGCAAGGATGTCTTCCATTTTGCCAGCCTTTAAGGTGGCTTTGCTAATGCCTGCGCCTAATCTGCTTAATCCTGTGGTGTTGCCTGAGTATCCACGTGTTAAGGCTGCGCTAACTTCGGTTAAGGATTTACCAGTAGCAGCGCTGATATTTAAGGCTGTATTTAAGGCTTCTTGGCTTTTGGTTATTGAGCCAGTAACAGTCAATAATTGCTGGAATGCTGGGCGTAATTGGTCGTCTAGTACGCCTGTTGTGCGCTGTAAATTGCCTATGTAATTTTCTACGGAAGGTGCTGCAAATGCAAATCCTGTATTACGTAATTGTATCTCTAGGGCTTTGGCTGCCTTTTCATCTTCGGCAAATGCTCGCACTGCCTTTTTGCTGTAATTAAATAATGCAGTAGCGGTAAATACGCTTGCAAAGGTTCTGCCTAATTGTTTTACTTGCTTATCAAAGGCTGACACATCCTTCTTGCCTTTATTAAGCGCCTTACCATTCCAGGTGGCTATTGCCGAGACTACTACATTGGCCATTACGCTGCCTTCTTAATCTCTGTTGATTTGTTAAATTTTATAGCTGTGGAATTAATAGCGCCTAGCACTGCTTGATAAACCTTGCCACTATCTTGTGCCCAGGCTTTGTAGATTAAGCGGCCTTTAGTTTTTCGACCACCAGCACGCACGCCTTTAATCTTTGGTTGTGAGGTAAGTCCTGGCATTGATGTAACAAATTGATAGCCAGCAAAAGGATTATTTGATGCATACTCTCTGGTAGATTTGTTGTAAGTATACTCACGTGCTCTAGCCTTGCCTTCAAATCCTTGTACCTTGCCAAAGGTTGTGCCAGGCAGGCTTGGATCGATCTGCTGGAATGGCGCTCTACCTTGTGGGTTTTTACGGCCAGCAGTTTCATATATGCGACCAGGTGCACTTACGTTGTAAACATAATTGCTTACTTTAAATCCATTTTTAAATACTTGATTATCGCCTGAGTTATATCCAATACCAGCCTTGACTGTGCCAGCATCATACTTGGGAAATGGGCGATAATTAATGTTTGCGTTAGGCTCTTTAGTCCAACCCGATAATACCTCAGCATTACCAGGCACAAATGATCTAGCCTTAGCTGCTACATTACGCATTAGTGGATCAATAGCAGTCCTAATACGATCTTGTAAATCTTTGTCAATAAACTTTAGACCTGCAAGGACATCTTTAACGCCTACGGCTTCTGCTGGCATTTCGGATCTCCTTAGCTCTGTCGGTTAGGACTTGTATGATTGCTGCATACATTTCGCTATCCATATCAATAAACTCTTTAGGCGGTATCCCAGTCTCTACGCTCAGCTGTGCAATGCTGTAAAGGATTGAAGACCGCTCGATTATTTTTTTTCGTCGTCTAGCACCTCGACAGTATCTAAACTGTCAATAAACTCATCAAACGATAGAGATACCTGAGCGCCAGCCCTGCGTAAACATTCCCAAGCTAACCAGAATATATCTGACTGCTTCTCATCTTCACGCAAGGCCTTGCTAATTCCCATACCTCGTTTTAACTCAAAAGCGTACTCGACACCTGGTGTTATCTTGTGCTCTGATACTTCACCATTAGCCCTTGTTATCTTTAGCTTTGCCATTACTGCTCCTTAGTTAGAATGCCACCGATGATGACACTGTTATTGCGGAGTTTACAGTAAAGGACAGACTTGACGTGGCAATTTCTGAAACGCCGCCTTGACCTATTGGGGTTAGATTGTTGACCAAAATTGAGAATTGATAGGTCGGGTTGGTAGCTGATACGGCAGTGCCTTTAACAGTAATTACTGATACTGCCAATGTTAGACCAAATGCGCCTCTAAGTGTGTCGTTAATTTGGTTTGCTGCCCAGTCGTTGATTACGTCTAATTGGAATGTGCCTGATTGTAGACCAGCAACAAATTTATGTGCTGTGTCACCCATAGCGGTTACTTCTAACTCATCTACGATTTGGTTAATTACAGCGTTTGTAACGAATGCGCTGATATCAACTGAAGGTGTAGTAGGTGCAGCAGCGGTAGCCAACTTAACACCTACGTTATTATTTAAATAGATTGCCATTGTTATTCCTCGTCTTTCTTAGTTTGTGCAGTTGGTTTTGGTGCGCTTGCAATTTGGCCTGTCTTCTTCAAGAAGGCTAAGTCTTCTTCGTGTGTGCTCATTTTAACTCCAGCTCGTTAGGATTGATACAGTGATTTCTGACGTTAATAAATCTCCACTAGCTGCATTGGTTATAGCTGGAGCGGAGACACTTGATATGTTGTAAACCAGGGTAGATGCCGCTAGTTTAGTTACTA